TTAAATACCGATATATTTTGCGAATTGCGCTGCTGTTTTTTCTTTTCGTTTGTCTGTAATGTGGATATATAAATCCATAGTGATTTGAATAGACGAGTGGCCTAAACGTTCTTGTACGTCCTTAATATTTGCACCAGCTTCTAAAAGTAAACTAGCATGTGTATGTCTAAGACCATGAATAGTAATACGTTTAAGATTATTTTGTTTGATAATCACTTCTAACCATTTACGAGGCTTAGATAATTGGAGATATTCGTTTTTCTGGTTAGAAAATACCAGTTGATTTTTGCTTAACGTATTAATTCCCAATGTTAACAACCATTTTCTTTGTTCTAATCGCCATTTCTTCAAGATGTTCATAGTTTCATCATCGACTGGTATATCTCGCTTAGAATTTTTGGTTTTAGGTTGCTCTACATAAAGGCGTCTATTTTTTCCTCTGGCGAGAGTTTTATTTATCTTGATATAATTATCGTTAAAATCAATGTCTTTCCATGTGAGAGCTAAGAGCTCGCCTACGCGCATCCCTGTGAAGGCTAGTGTCCGAAAAAAAGAATACATACGAATATCTTTTTTCTTTTCTACTGATTTCAAAAAGATTTCTAGTTCTTCTTTATTAAAAAAGTTTAAAGTATTTTCTTCATGAACAGAGACCTTTCTTTTTGGAACTGTGATTTTTTTAAAAGGATTATCTTGTAGATATCCTAATTTAATAGCATAATCACATATACGCGAAGCATTATTGATGAATTCTCTATACAACACAAATCTTTTTACCTTTTCATTAGCGAACTTTTGAGCTATATCAATCGATATTTTGTTGATTTTAAGAGCACCAAATGCTGGTAATATATGATTCGCAAACTGTTCTTTTGTTTTAACGAAAGAACTTTCTTTTACTGTCTGCTCATAATTTACAATCCATAGATCGTATACTTCTTGAAAAGTTAACTCTTTAGACTTATTTAGACCATTACTTTCGTATTCCAATTGTAATTTGGTCAGCGCTAATTGAGCTTCTTTTTTTGTTTTAAAACCTCTTCGTGTAGTTCTCACTTGTTTGCCAGTCAAGGGATCTACTCCCAAATAAGTTTGAAACTTCCACAATTTTTCACCATTTTTCTTTTTGTATTGTTCGAATGTTGCCATTTTTTTCGTCCTTTCGCTCGGGTAAGTGTTCGGACTAAAATAGCTGGCATCACCTCCTTAGTTATACGATCTTGCTTTGGTCGGTGGGGCGTGTTTTTTTATTTTACAGACTTTCGAAAACTAAAGTAGCTTGGATTCTATCGCCGCCACCGAAACCTTTACTACCACCGTTTGTAGTGGAAAAAGTGTGTAATCGATAACCTTTAGAACACTGTCTATTTATAGTGTCTTCAAGTTCTGATAGGTTTTTCGACCCTTTTCCTATAAATTTTTCTTTTAATACAACTTGCAATACAACGTAACTTGGCATATTCTTTTCCTTCTTTCTACTATTTATTTAACTCTAAAACGATCTCCTGGGTGCATTAAGAAATTATTTGGGTCCATACCATTTAATTGAAATAACTGATCTAAAGAAATTCCAGCTCGATTCAGAGGAACTTGTTATTGACTTAGAATCAGTAGCGCTTTGTTTTGTTTCTTTTGTATTAGTGGATATTTCAATGCTAGAAATATCCGATGATTCTTTTGTAGTTTCTTTTTGTGAACAACCAACAATTAAGAAACTACTCAGCAAAACACCTAAAAGAGACACTTTTTTTCATTTTTTACTCCCCATTTCTTTGATTAATAAGCTGTAAATAAGCCTACTATAGGTTTAACATCCCACGTCCACAAACTTTGGACGGTGGGCGTGTTTTTTGTTAATTTAGACTAACTATCAGTTCTTGATTTTCGCTTGCGGGGAAGTCTTCTCCGAGCTTAATTTTTACTTCGCCTTGAGTATTATTTAAAACGACTCCCGTGACGCATTGTACACTTTTACCCGGCAACAGTTCAGCGTCAGATTTAGCGTCTACTTCATCCAAAAAGTTATTTTGATTAGTTACAGCTTCATAATAAGCAGCGTCATCTTCGAGTGGGCTTCCGTCTTCGTTGTACATAGGATAGAGTGCCTCATCCACGGCAAAAGTACCTACACTAGATGTTAGATCATATTCGGACGTATCATCTTGCTGGCTAAAAGTGAGCATTGAAAACATATCGCTAGGCACCATATTTGCTTCTGTCTGATTGTCTAGCGTGTACCAAATAATCAATCCGTCTTCTCCGGAAAAATTGTCTTTTCCGACCTGCGTCTTATCGATAGTTAGTTTGTAACCAGGTCCAGTCAACGTTTTGTCTTTAAATGACATTTCAATCACATCTCTTTCGGATGTTTGTTGAGCCGATGCTTGGATTTCCGTAGTGGTAGAGCTTGAAATTGTTGTAGTTGATTCCTCAGCGGTTTTATTGCCACCATCATTAGACGAGCAAGCACCTAAAACAGCTAAACTCAAACCTAAAATCCCAACGCATAAAATAGACTTTTTCATTTCGTTTCCCTCATTTCTGGTATAATATATTTGTGATCTCAGAAATGAGGTATGAGTCCGTGTTGCAGCACGGGCTTTTTTTACTGTGCATAAGAGTATTTTTTCTTGAAATAAGACTGGCAAACATTAAAACATTCTGTTCTTAACTTATTATTGATAGCATAGAATTCCATAAAATTTTCCAATTTGAACTGAGATTCATCAGTCAGTTCGTTCTCAATAAAGATATTTAGTAAAATCATAATTGCAATTCTATCAGCTTCAGTTTCGAATTTTGAATGAAAAGTTCTAGAGTTATCGTACAATTCTGAATATTCAAAATGTGAAGCAATGAAATGACCAAGCTCGTGGGCTAAATGAAAAGCTTCAGAACTGTCTTCGTGTAGTTTTTCATTCAAAAATACTATTCTTGGTTTTGGATAATAAAAACCTGGTTCTTCCATTTCCATATAGATTAACTTTAAATTATACTCACTCAGCATTTCTTTCAACTTTAAATACATACAACCCATCACTCCAACTATTCATTTTCTTCTAAAGCTTTAGCAATTGCAATCGCTTTACGCATTGTCTCCTTAGATATTTCTTTTCCGTCAAAAGAGAATACAGTATCATCTTCTGATAAATCCACAAATTTAGGCGTTTCTCTTTCTTCTCTACCTAGAAGGTAGTCTACAGAGACATCGAAATAGTCAGCAATTTCTTGCAATTTTTCAGCGGATGGTTGTTTTCCACTTTTTAAACTATAGAAATAGTTTTCACTGTATCCTAAATCAATCGTTACTTGTTTCATTGTTTTTGAATGTTTTTTTGCAAGAAATTTTATCCGCTCAAATACTGTCATACCAGCATTCTCCTTTTTTCTTTACAAAAAACCAATAAAAAAGTGTAGTTTTGCGTTGACACAAACAACACTATAGTGTATATTGGTTTTGTAAGTTAATTGGATAGAAAAAAAGCAAAGTAAAAACACACCTTATAGCATTAAGTTTGGCGACCGAGTGCGATAAAAAGGCTTGTTATATGCTTATTTAACTATGACTATATACTACACTATAGTATAGTTTGCAGTCAACTAAAAATATACTTTTCTATCCAATTTTCTTTCTAAATAAAAAGAAAGGAAGTGTGTGAAGTGAGTAATATCGATAATGGGCGGGAAGCCATCAAAGAATTTATGAAAGCAAATAATATTTCAGAATACGATTTGGCCACTGCATATGGTAGATCGAGAACTTGGATTCAGCGTGTTTTAAGTGGAAAAGATAAAGGTCCAGCTGTTAACGCCTTTATTCTGGAAGTTATTCGCGATCATAAAATTCGATAGGAGGTTCAGGATTATGGAAGTAATCTTAACGCCTGAAAATGAGGCAGCACTTCGTAGCTACATTCATGAAATCATAACTGATGAAATTGCAAAAGCAAGAAGAGATGCCTCAGTTGATAAACGTGTATTAAAGCAAATAGAGATAGCGAAATACTTCGGAGTATCAACTGCAACTATTCGTAAGTGGGAAGATAAAGGACTTCCATTCGGGCGTATAGGCGATCAAAAATTTTACGACAAAGAAAAATGTAGAGCATGGGTTCTAGCACAATAAAATATCGGGTAAGTGTTCGGAAATAATGACAGCAAAGAAGGGAAATTTATGGACAAACTAAATACAACAATCGTATTCAGTGCACCAATCATTATTTATCTGCTGAGTGTCTGGGGAAGCAAACAAGCTTTGATCGGGGTAATTGTCTACCTCGTTTGGATGTTCGCAGGGTTAGATGAAGCTGAATATCAAACTAAAAAAAGACACGAACGCCGGCGAGCATGATCGTGTCAAGGAAATAACTATCTTTTTTATATTTTACCACAGAAAGGAATGAACCGTAAATGCTAATTGCAACGGATACATTAGATCGAATCTTTTTAAAAGACGAATACAAACTGCGCAATATAGATGCGTCAGGAATTTTAGTATTTGATCTTTATGACAATGGAAAAATTGGTATCTATCAAGCAAGTGATATTGAAGAAACAAACCTTGCTTTCGAACAAATTGATGATTCTGTGGAATTGGATTTAGATGAGGCAATCCTAGCTTTTGAACAAATTGCAAAATTATTAAAGGAGGCACAAAAGAATGGCAACTCTTTACCAACTCAGCGAGTCATATATCAAAGTCCTGGAACTGGCAGAACAATTGGATGAAGAAATTCTTCGCGATACTCTCGATTCGATTAATGAAGCGATCGAGTATAAGGCAGAAAATTTAGCAAAAATAGTTAAAGAAGTAGAAGGGAAAGCTGAGTTAATCGATAGTGAAATTAAACGTCTGCAGGAACGTAAGACATCACTTTTGAACAATGCTAAGAGTATCAAACACTATTTACAAGAGGAAATGGAAAAGACTGGTAAAACGAAGATTAAAGGTGAATTATTCAACATTGGAATTCAAAATAATCCAGTATCGGTCAATGTAATCAATGAGAACTTAATTCCAAAAGGATTCTTTACACCTATGCCTCCCAAATTGGATAAAAAGCAATTGAAGGAGGAACTGAAGCACGGAGATATTCCTGGTGCTGAACTCGTCCAAACAAAAGGTTTGAGGATAAGATGATGAAGGAGGAGAAATAATGGAACACGAAAACGTAAAAGACGCTTTGAAAGCTGCTATCGAAATTACAGAATCAAAGGGAATAAAAGTTGATGGTAAGCCAGCAACAACAGAAGATGTCCAAGAAATGGTTCGAGAACTACTATATAACGTTGCTGATTTACTCGGCATGTCAGAAGTGTATTTGGGTAAATAGCCTATGACCTACACACTAAAACAGGAACTATCCATCCACTGTCAGAACTTGAATCACAGCTATCCAACAACACTCGCGCACAGGAGGAGATAGTGGATCGACAATGCAGCATACCGACAATCGAAAAACTTTTTTAACCAATAGAAAGGAGAATTTTGATGCAGATTAAGAAGGCGACGGATATCGAACAAACCAAGGGAACATATTTGATCTACGGTGCTCCAGGAAAAGGTAAAACTTCAACGGCTAAATATTTTCCAGGGAAAACGCTGATCCTTGATATTGATCGGACTTCAAAAGTCCTTAGAGGTGAGAAAAATGTCGATATCGTATATATCGACAACGAAGATACCTGGAACGACTGGGGCAATACGTTGGCTGATTTAACTACCAATTATGTAGGTGTTTATGACAACGTGGTTGTCGATAATGTCAGCGAATTGGAACGGTGTATTCTGTCCAGTTTAGGCGCAGAAGGAAAAAACAACGGCGTTCCTTCGCAAGGCGATTATCAATATATGCAATTTAGAATGGTGAACAGCCTACGCTATATGAAAAATTTAGACAGCAACCTTATCTGGACCGCATGGGAAGAAATCGATTTGTGGACGGATTCGGATGGATCTTCTTACAACATCGCTTTGCCGCAGATCAATCGAAAGATTCGAAACAATATTTTGGGATTATGTGACGTTGTTGGTCGATTGATGGTAAAGGAAGACGATGAACGCGGATTTATTTTAAAAGCCACAGATTCAACCTATGCCAAAAATCAATTGGATAATAGATCTGGCTGTAAGCAAAGTGAGCTGATTTTAGATGGAACTGTACGACTACCAGAATGATTTAGTCGATCGTGCAAGACAAGCCTATGTTGATGGTTACAAGGCACCATGTATCGTATCACCGTGCGGTTCCGGAAAATCAGTCATGGTTGCAGAGATCGCTAAACGAACCACACGAAAAGGCAACAGAGTGTTGTTCTTGGTCCATCGTCGTGAATTGATTGATCAGATCAAAGATACGTTTCAAAAGATGGGCGTAGATAATCAGCTTGTAAATTTTGGAATGGTCCAAACAGTTGTAAGACATCTTGAAACGATTAAAAAACCACAGTTGATTATTACCGATGAGAATCATCATGGCTTAGCAGCATCGTATAGAAAAATATATGAATATTATTCTGATGTGCCAAGACTTGGATTTACCGCAACACCTATCCGATTGAACGGGAGCGGATTGGGAGATGTTAATGATTTATTGATCGAAGGCGTATCAGCTAAATGGTTGATTGAGAATCATCGTTTAGCGCCATATGAGTATTATGCGCCACGTTTGATTGACACAGCAGAATTGAAAAAAGCCTCAACCGGAGATTTTACGAAGAAATCAATGGATAAAGCGGTCAAGAATACTATTTATGGCGACGTGTTGAAACATTACCAAACGCTTGCTGATAACGAACAGGCAATTGCCTATTGTCACAGTATAGAGGCGAGTAAACACACCGCTAATATATTTAACCAAGCGGGTTATAAAGCAACACATATCGATGCAAAAACTCCAAAAGATGAACGTGCAGATATTATCGAAGCGTTCAGAAATCATGAAATTAAAATCCTATGCAATGTTGATTTGATCGGAGAAGGGTTTGATGTTCCTGATTGTTCGACTGTAATTATGTTGAGACCTACTCAATCGTTATCATTGTACATTCAGCAATCGATGAGGGGGATGCGTTACCGACCAGATAAAACGTCAATCATCATTGACCATGTGGGTAATGTGAACCGTTTTGGATTGCCTGATATGGATCGTGAATGGTCGCTGGATAGCAAAAAGAAATCTAATACGGATAGTGATTTATCTGTAGTGCAATGCGCGTTTTGCTTTGGGGCTTACGAACGACCAAAAGGTGAAAACATTTGCCCATATTGCGGAGAGTTGCAGCCAATTGAAGAACGAAAAAGCGAGATTGAAGTTGATGAAACAGCAGAGTTGATGAAAGTCGGAGAAACGAAAATTACTTTGAATTTTGAGAACAATAAGTATTACAACATGACGGAAGACGAAGCAGAAAGTATAGAAGATTTGTATGCCATAGCAAGAGCTAAAGGGTTCAAACCTGGGTGGGCTTATATGGCTGCTAAGAGGAAGGGGTGGTTGATTTGAAAGAGATAAACCAACTATTAAAAAATATACCTGACGGTTACTACATCGAAGAAATTACAACTCAAATTGTACATGGTGAAATCGTCAACAAAGCAACGTATAAACCTAAATACAAACTGCATAGCGCTGAATTTCAATGGATAAGCCCAGGTAATCAGTATTCTAAACCGACTACTAGTCAATTGGAAGAATTACTTACTGATCTACAAGATGGTTCTGAATGGTACGACGGTGAAAAAAAACGGGTAGAAATTGTGAAAATTTTAAAAGAAAGTACCAACAACCACGAATCAGGTTACGAAGGTGTAATAGAACGTGATTTCAACGAATTACTGACAGTGGTTTATAAAACATACAAATACTAGGAGGAACTACAAAATGACAGCATTTAACTTAGATTTTTCAAAAGCACAACAAGGGAACGAAATCAAAGACGGTACGTACGAAGTGGTCGTAAACAAAGCTGTAGAAAACGCAACTCCATCAGGCGCAGAATTTATTGATATCGATTTGATCGTTCGTAACGATGTGGATCAACCGTTCCAAAATAAACACATTTTCGCAAAAATCTGGAAAGCCAAAGCTACCGGCAAATATAACGAAGGTATGATCATGGCAATTGCACAAGCGCTACAGTTGGAAGACGGAAAATCATATAACGGGTTCGATGAATTGCTGGCGGACTTTGTTTTAAAACCAGTTCGTGTAACAGTTAAAAATGAAGAATCAAATGGATACAGAAACACCAATGTTAAACGTTGGGAACAAACGCAAGTCAAAGGTGTTATGAATCATAAATTTAAAAACGGAGATGAACCATCATTTGGGCCGGAACGTTCAAGAGCGACAACGGTTAGAAATGACAATCTTCCATTTTAATTGAGGTGTAAAAATGTACGAAAAAATCCCAACAGAGCTTAAAAATCTCAAACAGTGGTGTGTTTACAAGCTAGTTTGGGATGAAAAGCGGAACAAATACACAAAGATTCCTTATAATGCAAACAATGGATACAAAGCTAAATCTAACGATGAGAGCACATGGTCTGATTTTCAGACCGCTCTCGCTGCCGTTAACACTTTCAATATGAGCGGATTAGGTTTTTTCTTCAAACCGCCATATTTTGGAATTGATATTGATAACGCAGAAGGTGAAGTTGAGCGATATAAAACAGGAGATGTGGAAGAAAATATCATTTATGAATTCATAGAAAGCATGAAGTCCTACGCTGAATATTCACAGTCAGGTACTGGCATCCACATTATCGCTAGAGGAGAGCTGCCCGGCGGAAGGCGTCGCAAAGGTGATGTTGAGATGTATCAAGATGGACGGTTTTTCGTTATGACAGGCAATGCAGCATCAAAATATTTAGAAATAACTGAGCCGAATCCAAAGGATATCAAACGCCTATATGATCGCTACGTTGGAGATAAAAAAACCATCCAATTCAAAGAAGAAAATCCGCTGATGAATACCGTTGATTTACCGGTTGAAGAAATTATCAAACGTGCTGAATCGTCTTCCCAAGGGGCAAGATTCAAAGTCTTTATGAACGGTGGATGGGAAGCGTTCTATAGCTCTCAATCCGAAGCTGATATGGCATTTGCCAATGACTTGGCTTTTTGGACCGGTAGAGACTTTGAAAAAATGGATGAGATTTTCAGAGCGTCTGCAATGATCCGTAGCAAATATGACCAAAAAAGGGGATCGGCAACTTACGGAGAATCTCTACTAAATAAGGCAATCGCTGATACAAATTCCGTCTACAACCCCAAACGGAAATCTGATTTTAAGATTTTTATCAAAGACCAGGAACAGCCAAAAGAGGAAAAATACTATTCGTACGACGACACCGGCAACGCGGATCGGTTTACTGATATCTACGGAACGTTAGTCAAATATTCGTACATTGATAAATCTTGGTATTACTACGATGGGAAAGTTTGGCTACAGGACAATACCGGCGAAGTTCGGAAAATGATCGATACGACAGTAGACATCATGGGAAAAGAACCGTTAACGATCCCTGAAGGCGCAGACGATGAAACCAAAGAAGCTTTGATGAAAGCGAAAGAAAAACACGTCAAGCGTTCTCGCAGCAATGCCGGAAAAAACGCTATGATGGACGAATTGAAACATCGACTATCCGTATTGCCGGAAGAGTTCGACAAAGATAAAACGCTGTTCAACACACAAAGCGGCTATCTGTCTTTGCATGACGGTCTTCTACATGAGCATGAGATAGACAAAATGTTTACACGTGTTTCAAACATCGAGTATACCGAATCGGTTGATTGTCCAATGTGGGAAGAATTTATCAATCAGATTTTTGACAATGATCAAGAATTAATCAGATATATCCAGAAATGTGTCGGATATTCCCTGACCGGATCTACCAGAGAGCAATGTATGTTCATCCTCTACGGTCATGGGTCAAATGGGAAGTCGGTATTTTTGGAAATTATTTCTGAATTGATGGGAAACTATGCGATGACTATGCAGGCACAGACGATCATGGTCAAGCAAAGCCAGTCGTCCGCTAACAGCGATATTGCACGGTTGAAAGGTGCGCGGTTGGTCACTTCGTCAGAACCGAATGAAGGCGTCCGACTGGACGAAGGTCTGGTTAAACAATTGACTGGTGGTGATAAAGTCACGGCTCGGCACCTTTATGGTAAGGAATTCGAATTTGAACCAGAATTCAAGTTGTGGCTGGCAACGAACCACAAGCCCATCATCCGTGGGACCGATGATGGCATCTGGCGACGGTTAAATTTAATTCCATTCACTGTCCAAATCCCGGATCACAAAAAGGATAAAAATCTGAAATTTAAATTGCAGACGGAGTTGCAAGGAATCCTTAAATGGGCCATCGATGGTTGCTTAATGTGGCAGAGAGAGGGCTTGGAGAAACCAAAGTCGGTTGTTGCAGCAAGCCAGGATTATCGTAGCGAAATGGATCAAATAGGTACATTTATTGAAACGTGTTGCGAAACAGGTCCAGGACTAAAAATATCAGGCGGAGAATTATACAAAGTTTATCGTGAATGGGCATCAGATAATGGCGAGCATACTTTCACTAACACGAAGTTTGGCAGAGAGATTTCAAAGAAATATACAAAGAAACGAATGAAAATTGGCGTAGTATATGATGGCATTTCTTTAAAACCAAGAAAATATGACAACGTGAGAGAGCTTTTTAAGTAAAGATGTAGGGTAGGATGTAAAGTTAGAAGTCAACCCTACATCGCTTATAAACCCTTATATATCAATACTTATAGTATATTTTTTCTTCTTTGATGTATAGTTAGAAAAAAATAATAAAGTATTAAAGTAAAAAATAAAAAGTAAATTATATAAAAAAGAATAGGTTTTGAGGTCTTACCCTACATCGTATACACCGCAAATAGCTAGAAGCGTTGATATGACAATGATAGTTCGAGATGTAGGGTTATCTTGAAACACAGATAGGAAGATTTATGATGAACGAAATTTATATTTCAATAGCTAAAACAGTTAAATCGATACAAGCTGAAGGATTCGATTTTGAAGAAGCGTTGGCAATATTCAAGGCTGGGTCCAAAATAAGTTGTGATGAGAAAAGTGATTTTGATTTTTTCGATTCTTTGTTTGAGATTTCAGACGAATGGCTAAATGCCACAGAAGCATATAAATTCTATTTACAATCAACCAATGGAGAGCCTATCAGTCAAACTAAATTCGGTCGGATCATTTCTAAATTTGCTACTAAGAAAAAATCGAACGGTGGCATTTATTATCAAATGAGGATCAAACATTGAAATCAGAACATCAAATTCAAGATGAAATCAGAATTGCATTAGCAAAAAACGGCTGTACGATATTTCGTTCAAATGCTGGTCAAGTAACCACGATCGAGGGACGACAGTTTTATGGAATGCCAAAAGGTTTTCCCGATCTATGTGGGCATCGTAATTCTGATGGCAAAGCAATTTATATAGAAGTAAAAAATGAACGCGGTAAGTTGCGTGAAGACCAAAAAAGGTTTGCTGAATTTTTAAACGGTCAACCAGTCCTATATGGTGTTGCACGATCAGTGGAAGAAGCATTGAAAATTGTGGAGGAATCATCATGACAACAGAAGAAGTGATTCAAATGCGTATTCGAAGCATTCAACGTGAGATTGACGATCTGGAACGAACAAAGGCAGTGATGGTCAATGAAACGGCGAGAAAGGCAATCGATTTGCACATAGAGAATTTAAGAAGGGAAATCCGTAGATTGGAGGAATGAGCGTGGATAAGAAAGCAGCAATGAAACGAATTGCTGAATTAACCAAGTCAGAATCTTGGCAAGAAGACAAAGAAATAGTTGCAGAAGTCCAAAAGCTCGGTAAATCAATGTGGACTGAAAAGCCTAAACGGAAAACGCCGAGAAGAATTGCAATCTGGCATGGTGACCGAATTCTAGTAACGGGTACTGCTGAACAGTTATCTGAAATTACTGGATTAAGCAAAAACATTATCTGGGATAGAGCTAGGAGCTTATGGATTGATTCAAAAGGACGACAGTTTAGGTATGTGGAGGAGAAAAAATGCTAGATATGAAAATCGAAGATTATCGAATTACCAGTGATTCTAGAAATATTGTCTTATCGAAGGTAAGACGAGATGAGGAAGGAAACATCCGCTACACCGAAGCAAAAGAAGAATCACGAGCAGATATCGGATACTTCCAAACTGTCTCATCGTGTTTAAAGGCGATACAACGCGATTACGTGTTAAGTGAAGAAAGAACGATAAAAAGTATTATCGAGTACAAAAAAGCGTTAGAAAACATCACTAGACAGTTTGAACAGGCATGTGAGATTGTGGAGGAGAAATAATGGATCTCATTACACAATACAGTGACATCATCCTCAAGAAAATCATGATGAAGATTCAGAAAGACAAAAAATCAAAAGAACGAGCTGAAATAGTCAAATTGGAAATGGCTGAAACAGGAGCAGGAGTGCGAAGTAGCAGGCATTGGAAAGCAGCAGCAAACATTGAATTTTATTACAACGAAATTCAAAAAGGGTTCGATCAGATGCGTGAGCTGGATCGGCAAACAAATTGGAGCAAGAAACTTCATCAAGATCGTTTCAAATTTGTAGAAAAGTATATAGAGATACTAGACGAATACATGGAGGAAGCGGAATGAAATACGAAATACCACTAAGTGAAGCAGGCATTCAAGCAATTATCAATGGTCGGGAGGTTAACATAGAACTTCCTGATGGTACTGAATTAGTCATCAGACAAAGTTATTTGAAAGATATGGCAGCTCCAGTATTAATTGATCGTTTTAACGTGACTGATTCTGCGGTAGAGAACCACTTAAAAGAATTTCGATCAAGTATAGACAACACTTTCAGATTAGGGAGTTGATTGACAATGAACAACAGACACCGCAGAATAACAAAACTAAGAAAACAGGAACTGAATGTACTAAAGGCAAAGTTTGAAAAAGAATACGGAGTTTCAGTAGAAGAAGCATATAAAGTAGTAAGTCAGTGTGTTGCTGATGCGAGTGAGACTATTCGTAAGTTTGGGATTTCGATATTAAATGATGATCGTAAATGGGAGGAAATGAGATGAAACTAAAAGACGGATTTTACGCTAGTAGTCATGGTATCGGCGGTTTAATGCTAGACATGCCGACAAAGAACCCTAAAACACGTAAGAAACCAAAATTCAAAGTCGGTGACATGGTTCGCTGCGAAGCAGAAGGATTCATCTATCCATTTCGTGGATATGTAGAACACGTCTATAATCACTCAGCAATCATTCGTATTGAAAACACGATGGAATGTGACAAGCGGTTAGCGAAAAGCAAAGAGAATTTAGCAGTGGCGAGATTGGTGGATATGGAGGTTATAAACAATGAAATTTAAAATCTTTGAAGAGGACACTCGCTATAAATTAGAAAAAGAATTAAACGATTTTGCGAAAAACAATGAGATTCAGCATATATCTTTAGCAACTTCTAAGAGAGGTTATGCAAATTACTATGCAGCTGTTGTGAGCTACGTAAGTCAATAAAAGGAACTCGGCAAATAAAAAAGCCGGATCGCTCCGACTAACATAATAAAACAGACAAGTTTATTATATCACATAAAAGGAGCGGTTTGACTTGATGCAATTGTTACGAGAGGTAGATTTCAAACAGACAAGATGTAATGCGAGAGATGTGCTGAAGAACTTTCGGCGTTTGGAGCGGATGGCAGGTCGCTCTTTGATAGATATTAAGTCGCCGATTATTACGGATATGCCGAAGGCACCGAAGCACGGCAATAAGGCAGAAGACGCGATTATTCAGATGATGGATATAGAAGCAGAGAGAGATGCGATTTTAGCGGCTTTGATGGCTCTTAGTCTGATTAGCCGTCAGATACTCTACTACAGCTTCTGTGTGCCAGATAGCTTCTCAAACTACAGAATTAGCCGTGAAGTGGGTTATTCAGAAAGAAGTATACAGCGGATGAAGTCGGAAGCTCTAATAGAGTTTGCAGAAGCATATAAACACGGAAGAATAATTGCTTATAAATAATTTGGCGGTTTTTTGGCGGAATGATGGCGGTTTCTAGCTATTTACCAGTGATATTATGATAGTGTCGAAAGATTAGTGATAGGTCTAAGACAAAATAATAATAAAAGGAACATCGTTTTATTATTGTTTCACAATTAAGCTTCGATAGACAGCAGCGGAAATATTAAGAATAAGGATGTGAATTTTAACTCCTTCTAAATTGTTCTTATTATCTATCATCCGTTGTTGTCTATTGTTATTATGTCACTGTGGCGGAAAGGGTAGACGCTTAAAAATAAGGTCAATACGTCGAGGGATAGCCTTAACGTTTTATGATTTGACCATGCAAGGTTCGATTCCTTGCCAGCGACATTAAATGCCTATGACGGTTACGACTACCGAAAAAAGATCGTTAAGAAGCTATACGGTGCTACGTACGGCAATGTAGTAAGTGTGCTATCTGTAACACCACCAAGCTTCGGTCACTGTGGCGGAAGTAGAAGACGCAGCGGTAAATGGCGAGTAGCCTCGTGAGAGCCTAGTAAGTTCTCGTGAGTGGTGCAATCCCACTCCAGCGACTTTAAGCAACCGAGGCATCGGCGGTTTAAAAATATAGGGGTGCGCAATTTCGTACGCGTTTTGTGCATCGTGTAGGTTGCTATTACATATTAGATCACTCTTTGAGTGGTCTTTTTATTTTGCACAAAGGAGGCTGCATAATGAGAAACTACTGGTATATATCGCTAACTAATGAATATCCTCGAACCATTGATGATTGTTCAGTGCGTGTTGTGCGTTCTGTACAAATCAAAGGGAAGTACTCTATTGTCGAAATGCTAAGAGAAGCAACACCAAAAGAAATTGATAAGTACAATCTTCGTTACTGTGGCCATGGATATTTTAGTGAGCAGAACATACAGACAAATATTGAGAGGTATTGTTAATAAAATTGAAAGGTGGTGGCTTGAATGTGGTAAATTTGACACCAAAACAAAAAGCTTTTGCGGATGAATATATAAAAAATGGTGGTAATGCTACTCAAGCCGCCATTAAAGCAGGTTATAGCAAACGATCAGCAAGAGTAATAGGTAAGGAAAACCTAACTAAACCTAACATAATACAGTATATTAATGAACGGCTAAATCCTATCGAAAAGAAGCGCAAATTAAGTGCTGAGGACGCTTTAAATGAATTGATAGATATTTGGCAAGGAGAAGTACAAATAAGCGTGAGCAAGCAAATAGACCGCTTGGATAAAAACAAGGTTATTAAACATATGCAATATGAATATACACCAGATTTAGAAAGCAAATTGAAAGCCTTGGATTTGTATTTGAAGTATAAATCGCTGTTATCACAAACGCAATTAGAAAAAGCTCAAACAGAAATAAAATTAATGCAAGCAAAATTAGAACAATTACAGATAAACTCAGAGCGTTCTACCGAAGAAAAACTTGATGAGTTGTTAGAAAAGATTAGTGGTGAATTAGATGGCACTAGTTGATATTTATAACCCAAAGCAAATAGACGTGTTAAATAAAACCATTAAGAATGATTGGTTCATTACTTTATTACATGGAGCAAAACGTTCTGGGAAAACAAAAATAAACAATGATTTGTTCTTGTTTGAATTGCGACGTGTGCGAAAGATTGCCGATGAAGAAGACATTAAGGAACCAATGTATATCCTAGCAGGAGTTTCAAGTGCAACAATCCAAAAGAACATCTTACAGGAACTATACAACATGTACAGCATAGAACCTAAATTCGATAAACATGGAAACTTTAAGTTATTTGGCGTTAAGGTCGTACAAGCTTATACAGGAAACATTGGCGGTGTTGGTGCAATTCGTGGTATGACAGCATATGGCGCTTATATCAATGAGGCATCGCTAGCTAGACAAGAAGTATTTGCTGAAATCGTTTCACGTTGTTCAGGAACAGGAGCGAGAATCCTAGCTGATACAAACCCTGACAACCCGGAACACTGGCTAAAGAAAGAGTATATCGACAATTCAAGTAAAAACATTCAATCGTTCCACTTTGAATTGGATGATAATACTTTTTTATCTGAACGCTATAGAAATAATATTAAAGAATCAACACCAAGCGGCATGTTTTATGATCGTGATATCAAAGGTTTATGGGTTTCTGCAGAAGGTGTCGTTTATCGTGATTTTGATGCTAGCAAGCACTACATCCAGTCAAAAGACTTACCACCTTTGAGCAACTTTTATTGTGGTGTTGACTGGGGATATGAACACTGGGGTTCAATCGTAGTTATAGGTGAAACGGATGACGGAACAGCTTATTTAATCGAAGAACATGCTACTCAATTTGAAGAGATTGATTATTGGGTAGATGTAGCAAAGGGCATTCAGCAGCGATATGGCTTGCGAACGCCTTTTTATTGTGACTCAGCAAGGCCGGAACATGTAGCTCGTTTCCAAAGAGAAGGAATAAAAGCGATTAACGCCGATAAAGCAAGGCTGTCGGGTGTTGAATCTGTAGCAAAGTTGTTTAAGACAGACAAATTATTTATCTGCAAAGATAAGGCCCGGAAATTCCGTGACGAGATTTATCAGTACGTTTGGGATAAGAAAAAGGGTGAACCTATCAAAGAGTTTGATGATGTGTTAGATGCTTTGCGGTATGCAATCTACACACACCACAAACCTAAAGCGAGAGCCAAAGGATTCAAAGGAGGACTGTAATTTTGATATTAAACAATGATAGACTAACGCCACCAAAAATCATGACGTTTGACCGAGACGAGGACATTACGCCAGAAGTAATTGCCAAATTCATGCGTATTCATCAAATGGAATTACCACGTTATCAGTATTTGATGAATTGCTACAAAGGGCAAATGGAGATTTACGACTACGCTAAAAAAGACAGCTACAAGCCAGACAATCGGCTAGTAGTCAACTTCCCGAAATACATTACTGATACATTTACCGGCTATTTTAACGGCATCCCGGTTAAAAAGAGCCATCCAGACGATGCTTACAATCAAGCAATCAGAGCATTTGACGGCTTAAACGACATGGAGGACGAGGAATCAGAACTTGCTAAAATGGCGTGTGTCTACGGCCGGTGCTATGAGTTTATGTATCAAAACGAGAACACAGAAACCTGTGTAGTGTACAACTCACCAGAAGATATGTTTTTGGTGTATGACAACTCAGTTAAGCAAGAGCCGTTGTTTGCCGTGAGATACGGACTAGATGATGATAACGTGTTTCAAGGTGAATATTATGGGCCTGGTGGCAATCGCAAGCTAACAGGCTCTGCGTCTGCTTTGCAGTTTGGTGAGGAGTTAGACGATTATTATGGCGAGTTGCCGGTTACCGAGTTTTATTTTAACGAGGAACGCATGAGCATTTTTGAGTCGGTCATTTCACTATTTAATGCGTTTAACAAAGCTATCAGCGAGAAAGCAAATGACGTGGAATACTTTAGTGACCAATATCTTGCGTTTTTAGGTGCAGAAGTAGATGGCGAAGATTTAAAAGAAATCCGTGAGAACCGAATCATCAACTATTATGGCACTGAGGCAACTCGTGTGGATGTTAAGTTTTTAGATAAGCCAGACAGTGACGAGCAGACGGAACACTTGCTAGACCGCCTGCAAAAGCTAATTTTCCAAACATCTATGGTGGCAAACATCAGCGATGAATCTTTTGGGCAAGCATCTGGCACAGCCTTAGCTTACAAATTGGAGGCAATGAGCAATCTGGCGTTAGCTTTCCAACGCAAGTATCAATCAGCTCTGAACAAGCGGTATAAGCTGTTTAGTAGTCTTGCTACTAACGTTCCTGCCAGCCTGTCTAACGCATGGCGAGAGTTGGAATATACATTTACCCGCAACGAGCCAAAGGACATCAAGAGTCAAGCGGAAACAGCTCAAATGTTGATGGGTATCACCTCAGAAGAAACCGCGTTGTCCGTCTTGTCTATCGTGTCAGACACTAAAGCCGAGTTGGAGAAGATTGAGGCACAAAAACCGAAAGTTGCTTACGACTTCGAGAAAGAGCCGGAAGACGGTGAGAAATAATGAACTCACAAGACTATTGGCGCAAACGTGAAGAGAAATGGATAGCGCAGCAGATTAAAGATGATGCGAAACAGTCCAAAGTGATTGCCGAGAAATATCAACGAGCGCTCGACCAAATCGAAAAAGAAATCTCAGCTAACTGGGAACGGTTCGCTGGCAAAGAAGGCGTCACACTTTCTGAAGCTAAGAAAATGGCATACGAGATGGACGTGAAAGCTTTTGCTAGAAAGGCGAAGCAGTACGTTAAAGACAAAGACTTCAGCAAAACAGCCAATGATGAATTAAGACTTTACAACGTTACGATGCGAGTGAATCGTTTGGAACTATTAAAGTCACAGATTGGCTTGGAGCTAGTCGCTTTATCTGATGATATAGATAAGTACACCGCCGACACGCTCACCAAAACAGGACTAGCCGAGGCGACACGCCAAGCCGGTATTTTAGGTGAGACAGTATTTTCGGGCTATCAAAACTTTGTGGAGTCGGTAGCTTTTGCGAGCTTTAATGGTGCGACTTTTTCCGAGCGTATTTGGGGCAATAATCAGGCGCTTAAAGCCGATTTAGACCGTCTCCTTGTAAGGAGTATCACACAAGGCAAAAACCCGCGAGAGCTTGCGAGAGAGCTTAGAAACCTGTTTGACAGCACGAAGTACGAGGCAGAACGGTTGATGCGGACGGAGACTGCAAGAGTGCAGATAGAAGTCCAGAAGAAATCATATCTTGAGAATGATGTGGAAGAGTTCGAGTTTGTAGCCGAACCATCCGCTTGCGATGCTTGCAAACCACTAGACGGTAAGACGTTTAAAGTTAGTAAGATGGAGCCTGGATTAAATTCTGCGCCAATCCACCCTAACTGTAAGTGCAGTACGGTACCTCATGTAAGCAGATAAATTTAAATCGAGGAGGTTTTACTATGACAAACCAAAACAGCCGTTGGCAACCGACGACTCTACGTGAGATTGTCGGTCTTTTTGCGTTACCAATCAAGAAACCTCCCGATTGCCCACAGATTACCATTGGTTTCCCAAAACCAATCAAAACTAAATGCGAGAATCGTTTCCCAAAACGTTAAATGCGAGAAGAAAGGAATTACACCATGAAAAAAACATTTTTAATGCCGATGAATCTGCAATATTTTGCAGAACAGGCAGACGACCAAGTAGAAGTACCAGAAACCAACGTTGAAGAAACTACCGCGGAAGAAACCGAGACTGAGGAAAAGCTGGACTCTGAAAAAGTCGTCGAGAAGTTGCAAAAACGATTAGCGAGCAAGACTGCTGCAGAAAAAGAAACTAAGACGCAACTTGAACAAGCATTAGCACGAATTGAGGAGCTTGAAAATGCTGGCAAAAAAGGCGTGAAAGAACTCTCCGATGAAGAGAAGGCAGCTAAAGAGCAACAGGAGAAAGACGCTGAAATCGCTAAATTAAAGGCTCAAATCAAGATTGCTGAAGCCACACAGCAAGCTGATGAAGTCTTAAAAGATGCTGGTTTAACAGTCGGCAAAGACATCCTAGGCATTGTGGTAGCCGAAGACGACCAACAAACTCTAGCAAACGTTAAAGCGCTAATCAACTACACGCAAGACCAACGATCTAAATGGGAGATTGCAAGAAACACTGGTTCCACTCCAAAACGCACACCAGGCAACCAGCAAGCTATCACGCAAGAACAGTTTGATGCTATGTCGTTTGCACAAAAGTCGGCGTTAGCAACAAAAGACCCAGAACAATTTAAAAAATTAACAGGAGGCTATTAATATGGCAAACACAAAAACAACATTGGCGGATTTAGTAAATCCCGAAGTATTAGCACCAATCGTATCTTATCAACTACAAAAAGCATTGCGCTTTACACCTTTGGCACAGGTAGACACAACTCTTTCCGGTCAACCAGGAAATACATTAACTTTTCCGGCATACACTTATATCGGTGATGCAACAGACGTGGCAGAAGGTGCTGCGATTCCATTGGATAAAATCGGCACATCCACTAAACAAGTGACCGTTAAAAAGGCTGCAAAAGGCACGGAAATCACTGACGAAGCTGTTTTATCTGGCTACGGCGACCCTGTGGGCGAATCTAGCCGGCAATTAGCCTTGTCTATTGCAAACAAAGTGGACGACGACATGATTGCCGCTGCAAAGACGACGACACAAACAGTTACAGCTCCCGCTACTGTTGCCGGTGTGCAAACAGTCTTGGACGTATTTAGCGACGAGGATGCACAAGCTTATGTGTATGTCATGAATCCAATCGATGCTGGTGCATTACGAGCAGATGCCAACGCTCAAAAAATCGGGTCCGAAGTCGGTGCGAATGCGTTGATTAACGGAACTTATGCCGACGTTTTGGGTGCGCAAATTGTCCGCTCTAAGAAAATGGCGCAAGGTGAAGCTTTGATGTTTAAAATCGTGGCTAACCAACCGGCGCTTAAATTAGTCATGAAACGCGGCGTGCAAGTTGAGACTGACCGTGACATCGTAACAAAAACTACTGTCATTACAGCGGACGAACACTATGCAGCATACCTTTACGATTTAACAAAAGTTGTGAAAGTAACCGTGGGCGCTGGTGCATAATGAGTCGCCTGTTAAGTCGTCACTTGCCCGCTTATAAAGCGGAAAAAGAAACGACAAAGCAAGTGAAGAAACCACGAAAGAAACCAGCTAAGAAAAAAGTAGGTGGTTAAATGGCTACCATTGCAGAAGATGTTAAGAAGCTGTTAGGCGGTACACAAGACGAGAAGCTAGAAGTTATCGAACGGCGAACAAAAAGCCGTCTAGCGTCAATTCTGGGCGTGTCAGAAGTGCCTATTAGCTTTGAAACAATTGTCTACGAAGTAACGGTTAAACGATTTAATCGAATTGGTAATGAGGGTATGCAATCCTACAGCCAAGAAGGCCTCTCTATGGCGTTTCCAGAGTCCGACTTTGCCGAATATCAAGGTGAGATTGATGATTGGCTAAACGCACAGGAGGACGACGAGGGCGAGGTCAAACGAGGGAGGTTCCGGCTATATTGAGATACGACACGAAAGTATTGTTTATCAAAAATGGCGAAGGCTCCCACTATGACCCTGACCTTGGTGAGTGGATTGAGGATGAACCTACCATCACCGCTACCGAAGCTAACGTTACTGACGTAGGCACAGATAGAAGTGTAACGATTTTTGGAAGTATTCAAGAAGGAGCAAAAGTCATTCGGACAATGCCTCTTTTTTCTTTGCCAAAATACGACTATATCGAATACAACGGTAAAACTTATCAGGATGTGGCCGTTCGTAATCCTGCATTTAGACATAGCATAATTGTGCAAGAGGTGATTGTGGATGAAGGCACGACTTGAATATAAAGGAATCGATCAGCTGATGCGACATCTGAAAAAAGCAGCAACGCTTAATGACGTTCAAAAAGTCGTGAAAAGTAATACTGCTGAAATGACTGAACGAATGCAAAAAGGTGCGCCAGTGGATACAGGATACTTACGAAGATCAATAAACATGAATCTTTTAGAAGCTGGTTTAACTGGTATTGTAGGACCGACAGCAGACTATGCTCCTTATGTAGAATATGGAACTCGCTTTATGTCGGCCCAGCCTTATGTTAGACCAGCTTTTAATTATCAAAAAGTCAAATTTATGGCTGAAATGAAAGCCTTGGTGAAATGATGATTAAGACAAGAGATCAATCAATTTTTGATGAACTTTTTAAAATATCCCAAGAAAAACTAGGATACAAAACATATGATTACAAACCTTTAGATAATGTTGGTTATCCTTTTGTGGAATTTGAGAACACTCAAACGATTCACGAAGCGAATAAAACTGATATTAAAGGTACTGTGATTGTAGTTTTATCCGTCTGGGGATTACAGAAAAAAAGAAAGCAGGTGTCCGACATGGCATCTGCTCTTTTTAATGAAGCTAGATTAATAGAAGCCACAGAAGGCTATTATTGGGCTTTGAATTATCAAGCAAGTGGAATTCAAGTGATGGATGATACAACAACGAATACACCGCTAAAACGGGCGGTTGTCACACTTGAATTTAGAATTAGATAGGAGGAAGAACATGGAAGCACTAAAAGGTATTGATGTCATTTTGCTTTATCGCTTATTGAAAAAAGAAACTCAGGAAGCTGCTTGGAAAATGGCATTTCAAACAGAACACGAAAATGGTTTATCAAGAGATTCAGACTCTACAGTGACAAAAGACGGAAACGTTCAAAGTTTAAGCCCAGTTGAATATGATTTTTCGGCTACTTCAATAGTTGCCAAAGGCGATTCTCATGTAGATGAAATGAAACAAGCCTTATTAAATGGCGATATCATTGAAATTTGGGAAATCAACAAAGCAGAACAGGGAACAGATGATAATGCAAATAAGTACAAAGCTACTTATTACCAAGCATATGTATCTGAATTTACTCCATCGGCTGCTGCAGAGGATAACGTTGAATTAAGTTTATCATTTGCAGTAAATGGTGTTGGTCAAGATGGTTATGCAACCTTGACAGAAGATCAAGCCGATGTTGTTCAATATGCATTCAAAGATACCGTGAAAGCAACTGCACCAGGAGCATAGGAGAGCTTAGATGCTCTCTTTTTTATTTTAGGAGGATGAAAAACATTGAAATTAAAAATTAAAGGTAAAGAATATTCGTTTAAATTTGGCACTAAATTTGTACGTGAATTAGACAAAGTGATGCCTTTCATCGATGGAAATATGGAATTCGGAATGGGACTCTCAGCAAAAGTCTTACCGGAATTACGTTCTTATAATGTCAACACGTTGTCACGAGTTCTGGAAATAGCAAATAGAACTGAAGATGAATCTATTACATTAGATGAATTGGATGATTACATCGATGAAGTTAAAGACATTGAAAAATTGTTTGATAACGTCTTAAACGAATTAGCAGAGTCAAATGCGGGAAAGTTAGCGGTCCGAAACCTGAATCAGAAATTGAAAGAAGCGGAAAAACAACAGGCGGAATAGATTCTGCGCTTGCATATGAACAAATTCTTATAAATTCCTTTCGATATTTGGGAATGACCAATATTTCAGATATTGAAAGGATGACTTTATATGAATATAGCGTTCGAATGACTGCAGCTCAACTATCTTGGCTTGATAAAGAAAAATTAATTCACGAATTAGCGTGGGCAAATCAGCAAGTTCAAGCGGAGAAAAAAGTAGGCAAAAAGACAGTTCCTGTATATCGCTCCTTTGAAGAATTCTTTAATTATCAAAAAATTGAAGATTCGATTATGGGAATTTCCGAACTTTCAAAACAAGATAAAAAATTCCAAAGTTTACTAACTAAAGCTAACTCTTGAGGAAAGGAGGAAAAACATGGAACAATTTTCTGTTGAAGCCTTGTTAAAAGCCACAGATAGTGGATTTGTAAAGACTTTTAAAGATGCGCAAGATGCTGTTAAGACTTTTGAAAAGAATTCAAATAGTATGACAACTGCTGTTGGTAAAGTGATGCAAGGTACTGGTGCCGCAATGACAAAGTATATTACCACACCTCTTATAGGAGTAGGCGTAGCAGCTGCTAAAGTTGGTGGCGACTTCGAAGAACAAATGAGTCGTGTAAAAGCTATATCAGGAGCAACAGGCGACACATTTGAACAGATGAAACAGCAAGCGATTGATCTAGGAGCAAAAACTGCTTTTAGCGCAAAAGAATCGGCTGCCGGCATGGAAAATCTTGCTTCTGCTGGATTTAGCGCACAAGAAATCATGAAAGCAATGCCGGGTCTTTTAGACTTAGCAGCTGTATCTGGAGGGGATGTGGCTCTAGCTTCTGAAAATACTGCTACTGCTTTGAGAGGATTTGGGTTAGAAGCAAGTGAAGCAGGACATGTCGCTGATGTCTTTGCTCGTGCTGCTGCGGACACCAATGCGGAAGTTGGAGACATGGGAGAAGCATTGAAGTATGTTGCTCCTGTAGCTAATTCAATGGGGATTTCTTTGGAAGAAACTGCAGCAGCTATTGGTATTATGAGTGACGCAGGCATTAAGGGTTCTCAAGCAGGTACAACGTTGCGAGGAGCATTGTCTAGGTTAGCAAGGCCAACAAAGGCTATGCAAGATACAATGGATAATTTAGGTGTTTCGTTTTATGATGCTGACGGTAAAATGAAACCTTTAAAAACTCAAGTAGAATTACTTAAAAAAGCTTTTGAAGGCCTGACGCCTGAACAACAACAAAATGCTTTAGTAACACTATATGGGCAAGAATCATTATCAGGGATGATGGCTTTGATTGATAAAGGACCTGATTCATTGGGCAAATTAACAAAATCTCTGAAAGATTCTGATGGTGCAGCTGACGATATGGCTCGGACCATGCAAGATAATATGAATTCTTCCATCGAGCAAATGTTTGGAGCTTTTGAGTCAGCAGCTATTGTAATTCAAAAGATTCTAGCACCATCCATCAAAAAAGTAGCAGATGCCATATCCGGCTTAGTAGAAAAATTTGTAAGTGCTCCAGAATCGACTCAAAGATTAGTAGTGGCCATAGGAGCAATCGCTATTGCAATTGGGCCAGTATTGTATGCATTAGGAATGCTGGTTAAAGCGTTTCAAACCATGAAAGTGGGGTTAGGTGTATTAGGTAACGGAATCTCTTTGTTCAAGAAATTAGGTTCCGCCATAGGTTTTCTTACCAGTCCAGTCGGATTGGTTATAGCTGCGGTAGCACTACTTGTTGTAGGTTTCATCTATCTTTGGAATACGAGTGAAGATTTTAGAAACTTTTGGATTGGCTTATGGGAGGGAATCAAGTCTGCTGTAAGCTCGGCAGTAGAATGGATTCAGAATGCATGGAAATCTACAGGAGAATGGTTTAACAATTTATGGAAGTCCATTAAAGAAGGCGCAGACAATGTTTGGACTACAGTTCAAGAAGCCCCTGGGAAAGCGGCAGATTGGATTAAAAACAAATGGACTGGAACAAAAGAGTTCTTTTCAAATTTATGGTCAAGTATTGCAAACTCTGCTTCAGAGATTTGGAATAGTTTAAAAGAAGGTGTCATATCAGTTATTGATGATTTAGTTTCAAGTGCTGGTGAAAAATGGGAAGGGTTTAAAAATACTATATCTACTGCATGGAAAACAATTACAAGTAAAATCAAATCTGGTTTTGATTTTATACTAAAATATATTGGTCCATTTGTAAGTAGCTTTTCAGATGTGTTCTCTAATATAGTGAAAGCAATAACAAGTATATTTGCTGAGGTTAAAAACATAATAGTAAATGCTTGGGAAATCATTAAGTCTTTAATAGCTGCGCCACTACTGTTTATTATAGATTTAATTACTGGTGACTTCGAACAAATGAAAGAGGATTTAGATCTAATCTGGAACACACTTGTCCAATCAGTGGTAAATATTTGGACATCTGTAAAAAATATATTTACGGAATATATCGGTGCAATAGTAAATAGTGCCGTTAGTTTATGGACTGGATTCATACAAAGTATTTCTAATATTTGGAATGAAGTAGTTTATCAAGCGACTATGATTTGGATTGATTTGAAACTATTTTTTACTAATTTATGGATTGATATTAAATACAGTGCAATTCAAATGTGGATAAATCTAAAATTCTCCATAATTCAAACTTGGATTGATACAAAATATGGTGCAATTGAACTTTGGAATAATCTAAAACAATGGTTTTTCCAAACGGTTAATAATATCGTGCAAACTCTTATAAAAAGTTGGAACAGCTTAAAGCAAGGAACGATAGATTTATTCAACAATACAGTTCAAGGTGCTAAAGACATTTGGACTTCATTCAAATCTTGGATTGGTGATTTAATTACTGGAACCAAAGATAACATCATTCAGGGATGGGAAAACCTAAAACAAGGTACTATAGATACTTTCAACAATTTAGTAAATGGTGCTCAAGAGGCATGGGATAATTTAGTAAATGCTGTTAGTGACACGGTTGATAGAGTAACTGGCTGGTTTGATAACTTGAAAAATATCGATTTACTAGCAGCCGGAAAAGCTATCATGGATAGTTTTCTAGAAGGGTTACAAAATGCATGGAAATCTGTGCAAGATTTTGTTGGAGGTATTGGTGATTGGATTCGTGAACACAAAGGACCTATCCAATACGATAGAAAGCTATTGATTCCAGCTGGTCAGGCTATTATGAACGGTCTGAATAAAGGACTGACAGGAGGATTCAATGAGGTACAGAATACTGTTGGAAGTATGGCAGACTTTATCGCGGAACTTTTCAATGCAAATCATGATGTAGATATAGCTGCAAATCTGAAAAATGCAAATAAAAACATTGGTGCACAAGTTGAACATAAAGTAAATATGGGCGGCTCTACTAAACCAGCTGTATTTAAATTCAACCTTGGAAGACAATCATTTAGATTGTTTGTAGACGATATTTCACAAGCTATGGGCGAAGGTGCAGATATTAATCTGGAATTTTAGGAGGGAATATTTTGGATCAACGAGAAAATAAAATGTACTCATTCAAAGATACAACCATTAATCTCACTAGTTCTAAACGATTCCTTCCGACGTCTGCCATGATGTACGATGGAATGTATTTAGAAGATTTGATTGAGGGTTATCAAACACTTACGGTGGAAGGTAGAGAAATGCTTTCTGTAGAAGTTGAACAGCAAGAGATACAAATTGGTTCAATCATTACAAATCAGAAAATACCTTCAAGATCATTAAAAATAACATATAAGCTGGAAGATAGAGATCCAGAAAAACTACAGTTTAAATTCAAAGAACTGTTGAATTATTTATACCGGAATGAAGACGTGGAAATTAGGTTTCATGATGAATTAGATTATTATTACTACGGTCGCTATACATCAACTGATACGGTTCCAGGAGACTCCAACTCGATTATTTCGAGTTTTAATGTATTCTGTGCGGATCCACTAAAGTATACGAAAGAGTGTGTTAGTGATGGCTATATTGGAAATCCGATACAGTTTCCTATAACACCAAGAAAAATTGAAGTTACTTTATCCATGAATAATTCAATCAAAATTACAAACGGAGAACAAAATATCACGATAACTGATGCGGCAATAAAAACAGGAGACGTGTTGGTTTTTGATTTTTCCGATGAGCAGGTAACTGTAAACGGAGAAGATTGTACTTCTATGATTGATTTAGAAAGTGATTTTGAGAACTTTTATCTTAAGCAAGGTCAGAAGATAACTAGCAATAATGGGAAGCTTAAAATATTCTATAGGGGGGCGACAATTTGAGTGAGACAGTTTATTTCTTTGATCACTTGCAAAAACTTATTAAAAGAAAAAATACAAGAAGTTTGATTGAAGTCTCCCAAGAAAAAGAAATTAGTTCTGATAAGAGCGATCTAATGAAAGATACTCTTTACGTTACGACAAAATATGATAAAGAAATAGAAGATGCAAGATATATGGCGATTCGTGAAAACGAGTCGTCTTTTTCGTTGTATCGAATTACTAAAGTTAGCGACCCATCTGAAACATTAGAGTTTACAGGGTTAGGATTTGCAACAAATGAATTAGATGCTTACATCATCAAAGATATTAGACCGAGTGGGCAGCCCTTAAAAAATGTCCTTGATCGATTGATTGAATTTACTGAAGGAAATTGGCGCGTTGGTCACGTAGAAGCAATGTTACCAGCAGTAACTGCAACTTTTTACTATGTCTCTGTAAAAGAAGCGTTGAAAGAATTGCAAACCTTAGGTATGGAATTTGTCTTTAGGTGTTCTTTGAATTCTGATGGAATAAAGGATAAATGGATCGAAGTATATGAACAAATTGGTGAAGAATCGAATACACGTTTTGTATATGGTAGTAAAGCATTAACAGTTGTAAGAGAGATAGATAGAAGCTCAATCTCAACTTCAATGATAGGTCGTGGGCGAGGCGAAGAGGTTGGTGACGGATACGGTAGAAGAATTGAATTCACTGATGTTGAATGGAAAAAGTCGAATGGTGATCCTTTAGATAAGCCTAAAGGCCAAAATTGGCTTGAAGATCCGGAAGCAACTCAAAAGTATGGGATACCACAAAAAGATGGATCAATGAGAAAACGAGAAACCGTAGTAGTGTTTGATGATATAGATGATCCAACAGAATTACTTAAAAATACTTATTCAACCTTAATCGATTCTGCTAGACCGTTAGTACAATTCAAAGCTGAAGTCACTGGAGGAGATGTGATAGGAAATACAGTGACTATTCACAGATACGATAAAGGTTATCACTATAAAACTCGTATTTATAAAACTACATTCAATCGACTTACCGGTCAAACGAATATCGAATTAGGGGATAATTTAACACAAGATGTTAGAAAACAAACGGCTTCTATTGTCAATAATATTAATAGTTTAGAATCTAGCAAAATGACATTTTACGAATCGACAGAGATTGGAAAATATCAAGATGACATTATGCGAGGCGCAGGAGATAATGGCGGTTCTATTTATTGGGTAAATGGAATTGAAGCTGGTGTTAGTGATAGTAGAGAAATCTATGAAACTGTTTATATGGATGGACCTAACATTCCTAGATCACGCTTTTTTATGGTCCAAAATAACTCAGGAATATCTTTCAAACAGTGTAAAAAAGGTGAATGGCAAACAATCCAAGATGTACACAATGGCGATAGCACGACCGCGTGGACGTTGGATGGAACTTTCAATGCTAATTTTATTAAAGCAGGAATTCTTTCAGGTATTCTCGTGCAAGGGGTAGCTTTAAAGACATTGGATGATAAAGATTTCCAATTAGTGGCAGAAGGAGGACAACTTTCTTTTGAAAAAAAGGTCATTTCAACTGGGCTTGACGATGTTCACGGAGAATCGCTTGGATCCATCGTAGCAACTTATGGAGGCGGAAAAATAAATGGGTTTGCTGTATGGAAAGAACCAAACTATATTTTTTCCATTAACGCTGGGGACGGCGGCGATCGAGGAAATCCTGTTTTTCAAATTCCAGCAGATGTTACTGCTGATAAGCGTAAATATAATCTTTACGGTGATGGTAAATTTTCAGAAGGGAATATAACCATGGATGGCCGTCTAGATGTCAAAGAATTATATGTGAATGGCGTTAAAATCGATACAAACGGTGGTCACAATACCGGAGGAAACGATAACGGTTGGAATGGACAATATCCACCAGAAGTAACTACTGATCGGGATAAACGTTATTGGCAGATTTGGACAATGGCAATAGGTGCTGGCTTTACTAAACAAGCTGCTGCAGCCTTACTTGGAAATGCACAAGGAGAATCAGATGCTAATCCAACCGCCGATGAGGGCAATGGCGCACCAGGGTTCGGTTATGGTGTGTGGCAATGGACCGATTCTTCTGGCGCAACTAGCGGACGTGTTTACATGATCAATTTAATGACAAAGGCTGACATCAGTGATGATCCAGACACGATCGCGGCGCAGTTCAAATTGTTGATATGGCATGCACCAAATGGTCAATGGATCGCAACTAGCGCTTATCCTTACACATGGACACAATTCATGAATCTGACCGATATCAACACAGCAGCACAAGCATTCGTGGCTAACTTTGAACGTCCACGTGATCCACATCCAGAACGGACGACATGGGCACAAGAATGGTATGACAAGTTCAAAGATTTAGAAATTCCTGCATCGAAAGGGTATATAAAACCAATTGCGGATCCAATCACAGTGACGAGCGAATTTGGCTGGCGCACTTCTCCAATTACAGGCGCGCAAGAATTTCATAACGGTATTGACCTTGTAAATGGAAATCCTAATACACCTATTTTTGCATCAGCAGACGGCGAAGTGATTGTTGCAGGTGATGCAAATTACTTTGACTGGTATGGAAATTGGACAGTGATCAAACACGCTGATGGAATGTATACAGGCTATGCACATCAAAGCCGTGTGGATGTTGCAAAAGGTCAAAAAGTAACTGCTGGTCAGCAAATTGGGCTGATGGGGACAACAGGACCATCAACTGGAGAACATTTACATTTTCAATTTATGGATGAGTTTTATCCATCATCGGCAGCACATTTTCATAATGCAAGAGATTACATCGATTTCTAAAGGAGGGATAGTCGTGGCAGAAACGCAGCATAAAATGGTCCTATCCACCACCGAACCAAATAACGGAATAAATTTGGTTCGAATTCGGCAAGGGGATGTTTTAACCCAAAAGTTCGTTGTTGAAGTGGTGGAACATGGCAAACTAAAAACATTCGATGGCCTAGTGCCATTTTTTATTAATACAACAAAATTTGGCGAAAACCAACCTGTTGAACAAAAAGTACAAGAATACAGTCCAGGACAAGCAAGGCTTGTTTATACGTTAAGTGAGCCTGACTGGCAATGGGGTGGTGAAAACACCGCACATTTCAGCTTCCGATCACTCAATGGCGATGGAACTTGGAGTGAACAATTTAGCACGCAAGATTTTACCTATCGAGTCATTTCTGGAATATCTAGAAGCCAGTTACGTGATTCTGGCTATGTGTGGACCTTTGAGGATTTGCTAAGAAAATTCAAAGATTACATGGATCAGGGCAAAAATGACTGGGAGCAGTGGTTAGAAGATAATCATGAAATACTGGAAAATATCGATCCAGGTGGTACGATTATCAACATTTTGAATGAAGCAAAAGGAGATTATGACAGTTTAGCCGATCGCTTAAACGATATGCAAAATAAAAAGCTTCCTGTACCTAGCTCTATCCGACAGATTACGGATGGTGAATATCCTGTTCCGTCTAATTTCGATGAGGTTATTTCCAAAATTGATGATAAATTATTTAATATCGCATTTATCACAGATACACATGTCGATGGTATGGGGAAAGATAGTGCTTTTGCAACTGGAGATAGCACGACAAATTCTAGGCGTTGGAGTACTTTAGCAAGATTTAAAGAGATGACCAAATATTGCGATGTGACCGTTTATGGTGGGGACAACTGTGATTGTAATAGCGGACGTACAGGAGAATTTAACATTGGTGTTCGTGACTTTGGACGAACGCATTCGATGGCTATACAAAAACGATTCGCAAATTTTGCCGGTGCATGGAAAGAGGATGTCATAGTTTGTCGTGGAAATCACGATACTGGAAAAATTCCTTATGCTTGGATGGGTCACACACCAGAAACTTGTTTAAATAGTACTGATATGCACAAAATATATAACGGCACATATGGAGGTCGTTTGTTCCAAGACAAAGGGATAGCAATTTATCGTATTGATACAGATGATTATAGTGATGAACTAGATAGCAATGGTCAGTACAAAGAATTTAGCGGCCATACAAAAGATGGTGAAGTAGGAAAAATTGGGGCAGAACAATTGAAAGACTTCGGTACTTTTCTCATGAACTTAGATCGCAGCTATCATGTTTTGCTAGTGGGACATATCCCGTTAGATGAGTCTGCTACAGGTGTATGGAATACAACAGCATTGCGAACACTTATTGATGGCTTTAGACAGGGTGTGTCAGTAACGATTGATTATGATTCGTTATCCGGAGAACCATCGAAGATTGTTACAGGAAATGAAGTGTTTGATTTTAGTACAAAAGGACCAGGTATCATTATTGCTTACGTCTGTGGGCATGAACACTGGGAAACCGTAAAAAACTTTGGTGCTTTGAAAATGATATTGGGAACTTGTGCGTTTACAAAAGATACTAATGTTGACTTCGAAGCTTTTTATCAGCTGTCAATCGATAAAGTAGCCAGAACATTGATAATGAATGGTGTGGGACGAGGAACTAAACGGTCATTTTCATATTGAAGGAGTGATAGATAATGTTTGAAAATATGACGAGAGATCAAGCAATTGATCACATGTTAGAACAGTTTGCTATTCATAGTGATGGTGACGATCAGCAAGCGCATGTGATTGCTACTGAGCGAAATGCCGGCTTTGCTTCACCAGAAACGGTGGCGCTAGCAACTGGCCATTTATTAAAAGATAATTACTTAAACGAGAAGTATGATTTTTGGGATATTCCTTTCGGATCATATGCTACTGTTTATGGTTGGGCAGATAACGGCATCCCTTTGCCAGACACGATGGTGCCGGGTGACCTAATTAATTTATATGTATCCGGAGAAGATAACCGACGCAAAGTATACGTGATGGTTGTTCAAAAGAACGGCTCAATTTGGTATTTAAATACTTCTCAAAATACGGGGCAAGGAGGAGGTAATAGTAATTCAACCGTTTGGAAATATATTCCGCAAACAACGATTCTCTGGACACAAGATAGTTCACCTGCAAGCGTTGGACAAAATATGAATTTAGCTGCATCAACCAGACGTTTCAGACGTTTGCGTTTCACAATTAATGGGATAGGCACTCAATTTGTTATTGAGACACCTGCAGTAGACAATCCTGTAATCGTGTTTTCAGCAGTTGCTGGAAGTATAAATGAAAGTTACCAAGTTAGAATAAATTTGGAAATGGTTCGGGATAACATCGTCTTGAAATTTTCAAAATGTCGTTTAGTTACTCATAAAACTACAGGCACAACTTTTTCAGATGACACAGGTTTTACGATTGCGGGTATCGAAGGGATTTATTAATGTGGGGTTCTAATTTAATACAAGGAAGGTGATTAGGTGGCACAAAAAACAGGAAAAGTGATTGTTCCAACAGAGCCAGCCAGTCGGGCAATGACAATCACTGGTTTTACGTTCAAATCCTATGATAAGAAAGCTGGCGTATTACAATTTGAAATTAAAAATCAAGACGGAAGTCCGACAGATTTAATCGATGCAACTGTTCGTCTTTTTATGTACATCTATCAAGGGGAAGAGAAAAAGGAGTTCCCAATTTTTGATAATCAGATCATTACTGAAAGCTACATGCAAGGGATTGTAAAATACCGGATTCCTGACATGTTACTTTCTTACGAGGGTAAAGTTGATGCCAATGTTTACATTGATTTTCCAGATGGTAGTCATACGGACAATTTGGCGTTTACTTTTAATATTGAGAAATCTGTTATTGATGACAATGTCCAATTGAATGGGGAATATTATTTTAAAGATTTTCAACAATTACTTGATGGAGTCAAACAAGAAGCAACAGATGCAGTAAATGAGGCACTAGCAAAGGTTGAGGTTGTTTCTGAAAATGTTAGTTCAGCGCAAAATGATCTAACTATACTTGAAGATCGTATTGATCAAGCCAATCAGGAAATCGACAAGGTTCTTTCTGGCGCAAATGAATTCCGTACAGATATCGATACACTTAAAATTAACAAAGCAGATAAGACATTTGTTACCGCACAGTTGGCACAAAAGGCGGACGACAGCGCGCTAGACGTTGAGCGAAAAAGAATTGACGCTTTCACAAGTCTTTCAGAGGGTAGCACCACTGGTGACGCAGAATTAATAGACGCAAGAATCGGATATGACGGTGTAGTATATGAAAGCGCTGGGGATTCAGTCAGAAAACAAACTCTCAAACTCAATAAAAACTTAAAAACCCTAGCCGAAAATGGCGTTATTACACTAGAAGCGTATGGCGGTTTTGTAAGAGCAGATATGTATGACGGGATATTGTCTCCATCAATAAAATACAGGGTGTCATCGGACACTATTTTTGCATTCGATAGAGACCTTAAACTGACTATTGATAACGGGTTTAGAATAAGACTGTTCTTTTTTAGCGACGGTGTATATTCCCATATGTCAAATTGGACGATAGGTGAATACACTGTTCCTAAAAACACACCATTCAAAATTGTGATTGCTAGAGTAACCGAAAATACAAGCGAAACAGCTAATGTTTTGGAGTTTGTTTCTAGTACGTCCTTTTCGTCAATATTGAGCGAGAATATAAATAAAAACGCAACGAATATTTCTCAAGCCACAAAAAATATAGATGAATTAAAAAAACAAACTCTATACAATATGGTTAACACCACCGCTAAGTCAAAAACGCTCAACGGTGTGACATTAACCAACAACAATGACGGCACATATACCGTCAACGGAACTGCTTCGGTAGACACTCTTTTTCACTTGAACGATGTAAGCTATTTTGAAAAATCTGTTGATTCCGGTATTTATAAGGTTTTGGGGTGTCCTCAAAACGGTGGAGAATCAACCTATTATTTAGAAACAGCATTTAAAAATGTTAAAGGAGAAGTAAAAGCAAACAGGAAAGACATTGGAAATGGAACTGAACCGCTCTACCTTGAAGAACCCATGGTATCAATGTATTTGGCAATAGGAATAAAAGCCGGTCAAACTGTTAACCAATTAGTATTCAAACCCATGTTTACTAAAAACTTAGATACCACTTACAATGATTTTGTAGGTTACACAGGTGAAAATGATAAACTAAACAAAAACGTGGCTGAAATCCAGAAAAAATTATCTGAGAAACCTTCTAACTTATATTGGGAAGACACTGTAAAGCCACCTTATTGGATTTTCCATCTTGATTGTGCAAGAAAATACTTTACGGTAGCGAATGTCAAATTGCTTATTGATAAAATTTCAAAAAGTGGGTTCAATCAAATTCAGTTGCACTTTTCCGAGGATAGCGGGTTTAGGTTGGAACTTGACAACATGATGGTAACAGATGAAGACGGTGTTTCTTATGATTTATCTGGTGTTCTTGGAGGTACTGAAAGCCCGGATAAATGGTATACTCAAGCAGATATGGATAGCATTATTTCTTATGCTCAAAGTAAAAACATTGATGTTGTTCCGTCTTTTGACATGCCGGGGCATATGGGGAGAATATTGTATCGTTTTCCTCAGTTTAAATTAGAAGGGTCTAACACTCTAGACATTACAAATGATGTTGCTGTTAAATTTGCGAAAGCGGTAGTTAAAAAATATTGTAAATATTTCTCTAGTCGAGGTTCTCACCATTGGAACATTGGTTATGATGAGATTGTTGGTTCAAAAGGGTTCGATTTATTCTACAATGAGGGCAATTACAAATTTGTTGTCAATTTTGCGAATACTTTAATTGATGTCGTAAAAGAGCATGATTTAATTCCTCGTATGTATAACGAAGCTGTATATTATAACAAGGATTATAACTACTACGTCAGCAAAGACGTTGAATTATATTACTGGTACACAGATTGGGCTGAGTATACTTTACCGGATGTTCTTCAAAAATCAGGATATAAGCTGATTAATAATTCGTATAAATATTACTGGATTTTAGATAACGAAGAAAACAGCACAAGCGTTGATGTAATCAATCAGACAGAGCTCTTGAAAGATTTTTACAATAGAAAAACGGATAAAAATGGTTATGGGGCTGTATTTGCAATATGGTGTGATTCAGCAAACACTTCGATATCAAAAGGTGATGGTGGAGATGGGGTAGTATCTTCTGTTTCTAGTTTAATTACAGCGTTCGGAAATGCTATTTCAAGAGCTTACGAGCAACAGAACCAAACTGTGAACTAACTGAAAACAAAATGAAAGCGAGGTAGATTACAGACGAAGAAGCAAATAAAATCATTAGCAAAGAAGAGAGCGCATCTTAATTGATGTGCTTTTTATTTAAGGTAAAGGAGTTGTCACATGATTAATTTAGGGGAATGGGGAACAATCGCAGGATCAATCACTGCGATTGTTTCTTTGATTTTATTAGTAATAAAACCAATTACTGCATCTTTCTCGAAGATTACTGAGACTCTTTCAAAAGTAAATCACAATTTAGATTTGCTGACTAAAGATTTAGAATCGAGCAAATCAGATCGATTGATGATTCATGAAGAACTAAAGAAACACGATGAAAGATTAGAAACACATGCAGAAAAATTGGTAGAACACACACAACAAATTAAAACTTTATTTAGGGAAACATCTCGTTGAAAATAGAAAGAAGATGAATAAAGATGATCTTACCTGATAAATATTATCAAATCATTAAGTGGGCGGTACTTACGGTACTTCCGGCTACATCTGTATTAGTTGCAACACTAGGCAAAGCGTATGGATGGAATGGAACAGATATGACAGTACTCACTATCAATGCAGTAGCGACGTTTTTAGGTGTTATCACTGGTGTGTCGGCTTATAATTTGAAAAAATAGGAGAAAACAAATGAAAAAGAAAATCATTTTATCATTGAGCCTGTTAACGGCTCTTTTTTTATTGCCTTCGAATGCTTTTGCCTACACTATTAACAATGAATTTAATTTGGGCCCAAACGAAGGTAGCTCTCAAGTAGCGAATAATAAGTATATTTTACTGCATGAAACAGCTAACGAAACAGCAACAGGACGCAATGAAGCGCAGTATATGAAACGTTCATGGACTAGTGCTTACACTGCTTATATTGTGGGAGACGGCGGAATTGTTTATCAAGTCGGTCAACCTGGTTATGTGCAGTATGGCGCTGGTTCATATGCTAATGCTAACAGTCCTGTGCAGATTGAGTTACAACACACACATGACAAAGCAATTTTTGAAAAGAACTATAAAGCATATGTTGAATTGGCTAGAGATTCAGCAATGAAATATGGTATTCCATTAACATTAGACACTCCTTATAACCAACCAGGAATCAAATCGCATTTATGGGTAACACAAAATATCTGGGGCGATCATACCGACCCTTATGGCTATCTTTCCGAAATGGGTGTAAGTAAGGAAAAGCTAGCCTACGATTTAGCTCATGGATTTACAGATGACAATCCGACAACTTCAGATGATAAACCAGTCATTGATCCAACTAGAGCAGGCGCTGCAAATCCTACACTAACAGATGGAACAAATTACGCCCACATTGATCAGTTTGGAGAAATCGAAAACGCAAACTTGCATGTCGCTGGATGGCACATTGCTAACTATAAATACGAGTATATTTTCATTATGGACTACAATACTGGGAAAGAATTAGCTAGAGTAAGAGCTGATGGAATTTATAGACCAGATGTAAATCAAGCTTATAATACTTCTGGAAACGTTGGTTATCATGTATCTTTCAATATGCGTAATTTTCCTAATAAGAAAGTCTATGTCATGATGCGTGCAACGAATGATCCAGAAGGAAACACTAAAGGTGGAGCGCAAGATTTCCATGACAAGCGATGGTACTTGAATATTCCGCAAAGATAA